ACTATTAGTGAATTATCTGCACAGCAGGGTGGTAAATTTAATAATTACAAGTTACCAGTTTTCCCTTATTTGATAGGTAAAAATTATTATTCAACTCCAAATGATTTTAATTATTTGGCAAGTTCTAATCAAGATGATTATTTGTTAAATGGTTCTGATTGGTGTAGAAATACTCTCCCCTATAATTTGATTGAGGGTGATGAGCAATATGAATATATGCCTTTACCAGATAAGTTATCTCAAACTGTTGATGTAACTGGAGTTCAACCAGGAATGGTTGATAGTATTGGGATTGAAACTGGAGGAAAAAATTATCAAATTGATGATAAAGTCGTATTTAATAATGAAGGAACTAATGGAATTGGTGTTGCTGCAGTAGTTTCACGACTTCATGGAAAACAAGTAAGTTCTGTAAGTGTTGCTACAAGCACTATTACTGGAGTGGAGATTTATCCATCCAATCAGCGGGGAATTTATGAAATAAGTGCTGATGAACCTATTAATTGGGTTAATACTGATATTATTAGTGTTAGTGGATTATCAACAACTTCATCTAAGATTGAAGGGGTTTATGTAGCTGGTATTAGCTCTAATAGTCTTAGTTTATCGGGGATAGGAACAACTGCTGTTGCTATTGGAACTGATGGAGCAACTGGTATTGTTACTCATATAGATGTTTATGGTGATGTAAGAAAAACTACTATTAAATCTAATGATATTCTGGGAATTGGTACAGAACAAGTAAAAGTATTAAATGTTGAATCAGATCTATCTAGGATTAGAGTTTTAAGAGCAGCAAATGGAGTGACTGGAGTTAGTCACACAGTAACAACAGTAGTCTTAGAAGATCCAAGAAGACTTACTATTAATGCTGGATTTAACTCTACTTTT